CAACAACAAAATTTTGCCAAACAAAATCAGAAACTAAATTAGGGTTGAAGATAATCCAACACTCCGACCCCTCTTTACGAATAGTTGGCTCTAAGATTTCCCATTGTGCCTCAGTTAGTGCATGCGATTCCTCAGACCAAAGAACATCGATAGACTCAATAGACTTGATCTCGCTGATATGTCGCCACAAACCATAAAACAAGAACTCTGAATCAGTTACCTTGTTGATAATCTTATTATCCAAAACCCTGAAATTATCTTGTAATCCAAACCGTTCAATCTGAATTTTAAGCAACGAGTAAACCGATTCTTCAATCTTATTTTGCAACTGACGGACACATAAAAATCTTAGCTTATACTTGTTAGCTAAGAATATTGCCATACCTGCTGCATCCCAACTCTTTGAACTTGCACGGCCACCATAAAGGATTTTGTTCCGTGCTTGAGTAGTCCAAAATGGACGCAATACAGGATTAAGACTCGCTTTCTTGGTCTGCATAAAAATCATTCAAGCTGTTATTAACAGTAAGATTTGACTTAACTTCCTGCTTCTCAGCCAATCCTTCAATACGTGAAACAATATTTGCACTCATATCGCCACTCGTTGCCCCATCCACATTATGAGATGTCATAATTGCGCATATACGCTTAAACATAGCCGAATATTCGTCACGCTGACCATAATCCTTTAACGTACTTAAACCGATGCCCATGTGAGCTGCTAAGCCGTATTGTGTCATTGGTCTAGTATGAGGAACCTTCATATAACTAATAGACCCCTGAAAAGATGCAGTAATGGTTTTCATAACAGGGTTGTTTTTAACCCACTCAATATAATCCAATGCCATTTCTTCAAATTGTTCAAGGCTTTCAATAGCTCTAGGCTTTCCTACCTCTGCCATAATCCACCCCTAAATTAAACTTACCTAAGTATACCACAACAAAAAGCACCCGAAGGTGCTACAATCCCAACCTTTGACTAATACTTTCACACCAATACAGCATAGGTAAAGCCAACATAAGTACAAATACAAACAATGATAAATATGATTTAAACTCATTACACTTAAAATAATCAAGAAACTTAATCCAAGCACAAATCATAATACAAGCATAAAATGCAACACCCAAAGCATATAAAATTATCACATCACACCTCGCTTAGTGGTTTAACGTTTTCTTCGCACATAATGTGCCAAACCGTTTTTACCCATATAGATTTTGATACCCACCACGAGTACCAATTGCTTGGTGCTTCGCTTTTTCTTAAATACCTAACATGATCATTAATTACTAGATAGTGAGTGGCTTTTAACGGCGCACCCTTCCTAATTTCTTCGATGGTCATTTTCTTTTAACCCCTTTGCAGTTAATCCAGTCACGAAGGCTACCAAACCCCATAACATCAACAACAACAAGTGCCTTTGTTAGAATCTCATACCTTTCTAGGACTAGTGGTTCATTTGGGTATGGGTCTGCCCAATATTTCCCAAGCTCGATCTCTATTTCAGAATATCTTTCGTACAACTCTTTCGACACATACTCAATTTCCATCACACCACCTCAATCATGGCTTTACACCGACCAACACAATCCAGCAAATCATCAATATCATATTCACTACCATAGTTATAACCATACATACACAGGGTATCTAAATCATCCACAGGCACAAACTTAAACCCATCTCGTTGTGTCGAGGCTTGCCATGCCCACCACCCTGTATTTAATGCCAAAACCCAATAATATTCGTCTGACATTTGTTTTACTGCTTTTATTGGTGCATAGTCCTGCGATTCCTCAATAAACCTAACCATACCTAAAATATGATGACCAATTTCCCACTTTGCTTTAAATTCTTTCTCAAACGCTTCTCTTTCCAAACTCATTTCTCACCCCTTAAAATATTCAACACTCTATGATATTGAATTGCATCCCCCATAAGATAAATTTCACCCAAAAGCACTTCTTTTTGTTTTTCTAGTTCATCAATGCGCGCTTGCTGTTGACCCCATGCCCACTTTGCACCCTCGTAAGCATCTTGTGCATCTTTTCTTAAAAACTTATCATCATATGTTTTATAACAATCAGACACCTTCCACCCATCAGACTGCAAAAACTCATTTCTAAACTTATCTAAATCAAAACTTTCCATCACATCCCCCTTAGTTCGGCTAGGGTGGTTAATCTCCATCGAGAATCAGGCAAATAATCCTCATCCTCAAAAGACACAATTAACTTAGTTTCAAATCTTGCTGAAACCCAAGGGTCATCATCTTCAACAAAACCAGTATAAAAACCAATTCGCTTCAACTCTTTTAAAACCTCATCCAACGGCTGACTTTCGTTTATTTCAATCTTCATATTGCATTTCATATCAACACCCCATTAAAACTTTTGATTTTGACTTTCATTTTTACCCACAATCCACATAAGAGTAATCAACATTGTCATCAACCTGTATGTGTCCAATACTCCCACATTCAGAACATTCAACTTCATCACCATCATAAAAAGTTTTACTGTTGTTGTTTTCCGTTTTTACAGTCAACTCACAACACCCACAATTATCACAACAAGATAAATCACTAACTAAAAAATTATTGACTTTCATTTCTAATCCCACTTATCCATACGCCAAATTAAAGCATCTAATTCATAGTGATGTTTTCTACTTAAAATAACTGGATCACCATTTACATGCCATGTGTAATCATCCCACTTTAAGTCAGGCTTACGCTCTAGCTCCCAATCACCAATAGTTACATTATGGTATCCAGTCCAACCGACAGAACATTTTGACGCATTACCCCAATCTTTATGCAAAGTCATTAACTTTTTACGAATGCTTGTATATGACCACTTTTTAACTTTCATCACTATTCTCCAGACAATATTTAATTGCTTGCTCTAATATCGACTTGGTGGTAACAACCTCATAATCTTCATTAAGAATAAACCAATACTCGCCATTTGCCTGCTCTTGCAGTAAAAACCCATTACACTGAATTTCATTTTCATCAAACACCACTTCGCACTTAACCATCAAACAAACCCCTTCTTCTCAACCAACTTCTTCTCACCACAGAAATAATAAAGATTCTCTGTAACCTCTTTACCTTCCAATTCAATCTCGCACATTTCAGCAGAATCAAATTCTTGATTACTTGCTATTCCTATTTGTTCGTACCCATTGTTTGTGAATACTACTAGGAGTAGAAATATTGTTTTCATTTCCCACCATGCATGAGTATAAACCCAAGAATTAATACAGTATTCAAGATGATTAATATAAAAATAATCTTACGTGATGCCGCTGTAAATGAATCATAATGCTTTCCACCTTTATAGTTTTCCGAAAAAAATTCAGGACAAACATACTTTGTTGGTCGAGTGTAGTAAACATAAAAACCCCCAAAGCAATTCCAATTTGTCTTATGAATTCTGCACCCACAATCCTTTAAGTATTCAACAATTGCATGACTATAATCATACTCATAATTTTCTAACCAAAACCTTCTTGTATAGATGTAATCATCATTATGCTCTGTAGCATCCTCTGACACATAGGGACATAGTTTTAAGAATGTTTCTTTATTAAATTTACTCACTTCCAATTCCTCTTTTTCATTTCACTCTCAAGCCACTCTTTTACTTTTTCGCTAAAACTTGGCTTCATCGAATTAGCGAACTCTTTTAGTGCTTTCTCTTTTTCGTTGAAGGACACGAACTTTCTGTACCGTGTCTTTTCATATTTCTTTCTTCTGTCCATTTATCACTTCTTCACGCAATAAGCGTCAGCTACATGTTTTCGAGTCTTTAGTGCATTTGCAGCAGCAATACATGACTCTCTTGTTTGAAATTCATGTGACGTTGTAGATATTTCATAATTGACACTAGGATTAAAAGAAGCAAAAACAAATAAAACCCACATAACACACTCCTTAAAGCATTATTGCTTGGTATGTGTTTATTATGTCGTGCGCACGACAATTTGTCTAATTCAATTTTCTAATATCCAATATCAATTTTTCTTATATTTCAGGCAAAAAAATACCCTCAAAGGGGTTATGAGGGTATATAAAAAGTAAATTAGTTGCTCGTCTTTCCAAGCTGTCATTTAGCTAATCTTCCTAAAAGTCAAATGGTTCGCAAAACTTATTGCGTACTTACTATTTGTGCTCACTCTCTCAGCCATTCCCAAGCATAAAGCCTGTGCTCGTTAGGGCAAACAAAAAATCAAATATATGCTTGCTCACATTTAAAATCATATTTGCGAATGTTGGCAACGTGCGAATAGTTGCTTTGACAAGCTGTTTCACCTACTGCTTGCAAGTCACTTTGCTAGTTGTTGTAGTCCTGCTTCCCCTAACAAGCTGTGCCGCCCACAGATTCAACATTCCAAACATGATCTTAAAGATGAAGTGTTTAGTTGAGTTTTCTTTTTAGATATACCATTTTCAGGTTGCAGGAGATTCTCAAACCTTGCAAGGATACTGTTATTTCTCGCCCCACCATTTCATGTGGCATTTCCTCAACGGCGATAAACTAATTCACTTCTCTTTAAAATCTAAATCGGTGGCGATTAACTCTGGAGTCGAACCAGTTCGTGAAATTAGCTCTAGAAACACGAATCACAAAAAACCATTAACAACCATGCTAGATAATAGAAAACTACTCATGCATTTTCGCAATCAATCATCTTGGTTTAGTATCACCATTAAAACCCACCTCTATCTCTCGACAGTGGTGAATGCACATCATACCAAACTAATTTAGCTCTGTCACCTTAATTTTAATCAATCCACCCTTAACAACTTTACCACGCTTGATATGCAGCTCATCGAATTGTTCGTCATCTAAACACAATCCATTTTGAACTAAACTATCAAAAATTGCCTTAGTGAAATTATCAATATCGAATCTGCGTCTTGTTGGCATACTTAAAGTCATTTCACATTTAAGCCTCTTATCGCTCATCACAGGCTTAACCCAATATCCCATATCTTGCTTAAACTTAACCCCTTTTGGGGTGATAAATCTCCGCTTACCATTCGCACGCCAGTAAGTATTAACCGATGGTGGACTCAATGGGATTTCTGCGTCTAGAATGACTCTCACTTATTCACCTTATCCCAAAAAGCAAAATTTAAATCTTTATATTTTTCCTCAAATTCATCTTTTGTCATATATCCAGCATAAAAACTCTGAATAAAAGAATAATTGAATGTCTGATTAAAAGTGACAAAATCATCTAAAGAGAATTTATCACTATTCAAGCTAACTACAAATAATCTCTCTAATGGCAAACCACTATCATTCTCACAAACTCTCACAGCATGATAATGTTTCTTCACACTCTATTCTCCAAATAATACCTATTCATAGCATCACATGCTAAAAGAATCAAACCTTTATAAACAACTAACTCAGTAGCCCCATAGACATGTTTTGGATTAAATATAGGATAATCAAACATATCTATGGTCTTGTCGCATCGTTCTATAACTATCATCAGTAGTTCATAATATAAATCGGATTGGCTTGATTATCACCATTAGCCAATTTAACTAAATGTGTATAACTCAATTCAGACAACCATAATTTTGTATTATCTTCATTAGCACGTACCGCATTATCAATCAGAGTATTTAGATGGTCACATAATGAATCTTGATATTGATGCCAAGACGGTAGCCCACTATAAACTCTAACTTCCTCATAACGCATCTTAAACAATTTCAATCTTCGCTCAACCACTAAATATGGCGACATATCAAAATTAGCAATATGCTTTGCACACTCTCCAGCAAGTTTAATTAATGCTTCTGATTTAATCTCTATTAGCCCTTTCATCACTTCACCTTTGGCCGCTTGCGTAGTGAGTTGCGCCAGTCGCCTTGATAGCCAAAATCTGGAGCTTTCTCGCTTCGATATAACCCAATATCTGAAAACCATATTGCACCACTTTGGATTGGTACTATATCCCACCATATACCACCAAATTCATCATGTGTGTAAGATACAGCCCAACTAGGCGCAACACTCCAATCAGGCTGCCACTCTTGATCTATCGCATCAGGCACACCTTTAACCTTCCGCTTTTCCTCTTGCTCAAACATGAGGTCGACATACTTCCAAGAAACAGAAACAAGTGTTTCTATATCTCCCAAATAACTATCCATATATTTCATAGCATGATCATGCGCCAATTTCATTTTATTCATTATTCACCCCTAACATTAAACTAAAAAACCACAACCAATATAAACAAAAAAATCCAACAATTAAAAAAAATATAATATTGTTTCTCACTTCTCCACCACCCTCACCGCTTGGCTATAATCAATCATTTCAGCATGTTCGCTGTCGTATTTTTCTATCTCATCTTTCAGTGAACTTAAGGGATACCAAATACAAGCATGTCCGCTCTTATCTTTAATCCATTTACCATTTTCAAATAATAGGCCAGTGTCTTTTAAATCCCAATATCTGCCACGAAAATCAATATGTGTGGCTTCGATTGGCGCACCATCCACAATACCCCTGCATTTCTCTATGCCTAGTTTCTCGATTAGGTTCATTCTTCCACCCTAAAAACTTTACCAAAACTACTCAAATCTTTATTAGAATTACCAAAAACTACCAACGCACTAGGGAATGGCGCATTATTCTTAGAGCCGCCAAATTTCAATCTACCATTAACAAAACATACTATTGATGCTTTTTGAAGTATTGTATTTTGCCATACTTTTGTTTCAGGTCGCGCAGGTATAAGCATAACAATCACAGAATCATGTTTTAAACTTTCACTATAAGCCTTTTCAATAAATTTAACTTGCTCTCTACCATAAGGTGGGTTACACCAAATAGTACCAATCCAATCTTTAATTAACGCATCATCTTCTTTTGTAAAATACTTACTAACCTTTGCAGTTGTATGTTCTGCACACACATCAAAATCAAAATTAAATATATCGTTTAATTTATCAAAGAAATCTTGAGGTGTTTCCCAATTTTGCTTATCACTACTGAAATGCACTATATCTTTCACTTATTCAACTCCTGAAACACTTCATAACCACCATTTAGGCATGCAACTTGCTCTAATAAGTCATCATATGTAGTTTCATAACGCCCAATTGACCCATTAAAATAAATATATCCATCTAACTCATATTCATGATAAAAAGCAGTTTCCTCAAACCTTTCTCGCAATGTCATTTTAGTAGCTCCTGAATTAACTCAATTTGTCTTGTCGCTTGGTCTGAACTAAAACCCCATAATTCAGACTCAGAAATTAATGATTGAAAATGTCTATCTATTTCATCAATCTTCTTTTGCTGCTCTTGGAATGCGTACCATGCGCCATTGATTTTAATACAACCTACTGCATATCTAATATCAATAGCCTTGTACTCGTTTTTTAAATCACAAAAAACATATTTATCAATGTTCTTAACTATCTCTGGAAACTTCTCAAACTCACTGCGTAAATTTTTCATAAAAACCCACCTGTTTTTAAAATTGCATAAATTAACGAGATAACAATAATGGCTAAACCAATAGTTCCACTAAACCCTCTTGCTTTTACACTCATCAAAAGCAACACCAACAAAACACAGAAAAAATAAACCATTAGTCCCTATACCCCTGCTCAATCTCTTTTGGTGTGGCTAAAGTCAAATTGCTAACATGCTCACACACTTTACACTTACTAACTTTTTCACCTTTATTTTCACTAATAAGAAATTCTTGCTTATCGCCATCAACATCATGGCAAATAAAATATAATTGCTTATTCCAGTGCCTAATAACAGCATCACCAACTTTAAAACTCATGCCTTAACCCTCCCAACTTTCTTGCGACCTTCTTTTCTGCACTTATAGCACTTGTATGTGATTTTATTAATGCCGTTAATCTGCATCTCAATTTCACCATGCTTATTGCAAAACCCATCAAATGTTTTAAAACCTAAACTTATTGCCTCTCTCATTAAATCCATATTGTTTGTTCTTTTTCTCTTAACAATGTCTCTTTTCGCAACCAGTTTCGGTTTTGGCTTTGAATAAACAAATACGCTTATTTCATGCTTAACCTTTTCCCAGTTTCGCTTATACATTAAAACTTTTCCTGTGGATGCTTTCTTTATTGAATATGGATTCATATCGCAAATATCACCAAGTCTTTTTAAATCACCTTTTAGACATTTGCTTAGAAAACTACCAATAATTATTTTCTGCTCGGCTAGTTGCTTTCTATTGCTATCTATCGTTGATTTATTCAACTTCATTCTTCCACGCCTTTCTATTCCCTCTTTCAATGCAGCGTCTCGCATCTCTTTTTTCTGAGAGAGTGTTAAGTTTGGATTTGACTTATTCCAACCAAAAGTACACTCACCTGAAAACCCTTGCTTTAATGAAATAACAACTCCACCACGATTTAAAAATTCATCAACTTCATTTTTTAGTTGATTACTTTTAGCAACATTACCTTGAATATTAATAATCATAGCAAACCCCTTAAACTTAAATATAATAATATACTAAAAATATAATTATACAAGGACTATTTATCACTCCTTTGATTTTTAACAATTTCAGCAGCCTCCATTAAAGATTTACCACTAGAAACAAGCTCACGAACTTTTCTTGTATCACTATCTAATTTTTCCTTTTCCTCGGCTGACAAGTCATTTAGATAACTTTTTTCAACTGACTTTGCTTTGATCGGTGTTTTGTTTTCTAGTGCTAATTTAGAATCCCAAATCTCTTGATAAATATCTTTGGAAATAAACTCCTTCACGACTTCAACATAAGCATCCTTGAATGCCTCATATGCGTAATATTTTGCTTTCTCGTGATTACTAGACCACTGAATCTGATTAAACATGCCGTATGTGCGATTGTAAGCCTCTCTCTCTGCGTTTGTGATTAAAGTTGATGAATCACCCATCCAAGACTCAATATTGGCTATAGCAGCGAATTTACCCTTGTATGAGTCTTTCACTGGGTTGATATCAGAGGAAAAACCTTTAATGCCTAAACACCACTTTCGAAACATAGCAGGGTCAGGACAAAATCCATTGTTAGCAACCTCATTCATTCCAGTAACAATCTGTTGTCGTGTTAGACCTTTCGTACACAACTCAAATGCGTACTCAATTTGTTTTGTATCCACACCTAAAAATGTTTTTTCAAATGATCTTGGGACAATTCCCTTGATCGTCATTGAAATATCATTCGGGTTAATCTTTGCTACCTGATTATCAGAATGGCAAGTTGTTAGCTGATTGTTCATTGTTTGCATTGTTTATTTCCCACTGTTGACGTAATTGTTCAATTTCCTGCATTCGATTTGCAGCTTGGTTTTGTTGCTGTTGGTATCCAGTGTTGGAGGATTGGGTTTTCAACCAACTAGGGTCAAACCCTTTCCAATCTCTCTGAATACAGATTTCAAGAACTTGATTCAAATTCATATTTGATTTGTTTACATTACCCATAAATAAATCAAATGCCTTTTGCGTATTGGTTGCCTTCTTGGTTTTTCTTACCGCCATGAATGCTGTTGCTAATTCCTCATTACCTCCAATCTCAATTAACGCCTTTTTGAAATCAAAACGTTTCGGCTTGTCCGAACTCGAAACGACTGTTTCGTGATTTTGGGTATCAGTGTTTAAGGAATCAGGAATCGGGGTAGAGGGAATCAGGTTAAGGGAATCAGCACGATAACTTGCGTTAAAGTCATGAGTAGTTCCGTTTTTATCGCGATTATTCTCGATATTTTTTAAGCCATTGACATTAAACAAGTTTTCGCATTGATCAAAATCACTCATATCAATATCAGGAATATCACTACCTTTGTCACGCTCATTCTTGTGGGGGTTCTGGTGTTTGAGAAAATTAACCACTTTTACATAGCGTTGACCTTGTACCGAATAGATCGAGATAAATCCAGATTTATCTAGATTAATCACGAGTTGTTCAATATCGCAATTATCGTATGGCAAAAGTTGAACTTTTAATCGCTTTGGTCGATATTCAAAACAACCCTTATGGTCTGCAATAGTCCACATTCCAATAAACAAAAGTCGGCTTAATGGGCATAGATCACCCAGCTCCTCATTCTCAAAAAATGAAGGTTTAATGTTTCTCGCTCTAGCCATTGATAAGTTCCTGCATAGCCTCTCTAAATTGAGTCCAATTTCTTACATCTAAAGCAATCTGCTTTAAGTCATCTGTTGTGTGACCGCATTCTATTGCTTGCATCATCCAATTTAGTGATTTTGTTTCGTCAACATAAGATATTCTATTTTTCAGAATGCCTCTGATATACCTAACAGATTTCTCATCATCACTTTTTCTATTAAAAAATGCGACTTTTGGTATTGCACTAAACATTGATTCACTGTCTAAATCACCAGATTTGGTGTAAACCTCTCGAACATCATCAATAGCTTGCAGCAGTTCATTTAGTTCAAATTTAGCAATCCATGATTTCAGCAGAGACAATCCACTTTCATTTACTTTTGCACAAATTTTATCTTCAACCCTAGCTGCAACACTCTCAAGAACTTCATTATCAAAACCCTTTAATTCATCACGCCAATCAAGAAGCATCTTTAATTGTGATCTTCTCTCATCCAGCTCCTCAAGCATCTTTCTTTGCTTTTCTATCACACTATTGTCGCTAATAAGTCTTGCACGCTTTCCGTTATTGCAAGGCTCACACGAGGTTATTAGGTTTAATAAATCATTATCACCACCCTTACTTACAGGGTTTATGTGATCAATATGGAGTACAACATCTGGTGCAGCAGAACCGCAATATTGACACTTAAATTGATCTCTTTTAAATATTTCAAATCTAGTTTTTTTAGATATTGGTTTTCTTTCTGTCATTTAGATAACTCCATATTCAGGCATCCCAAAACGTCCTTAGCTTTTCTAAACTGTGTATCAAGCCTGCGTCTTGCGTTGTATACTTCCTTTTTAGCTAATAAATAATTCCTATAATCCTTTAATGTGGCTTTCTGAAAGCCTTTATCACTTACCCAGTATTCCCATGACTTTTTTAATCCATTACTATTTTCGTTAATGTACTCATCACGACTACAAACATAGTCACTTTTTGCAGACTTCATTTTTGACTCTTTCATTAGAAAATCTAGTGATGCTTCACCTAATTTAATTAACATTTCATCTTTAGATAACATACTTAAAACCTTGTGTTTTATTGATAAGTTGTAATTATGTGCCTTATTTTTATTTTCGTGAAATAACAAAAAATTATATAGAATGATGTTTTTATATTTTTAATTCATAATAAACTAAACCAAACCCATTAAAAAACCCCGTGAGGGGTTTATATTAATCAAGTAGCTTTCTAAGTTTCTTTAGTGATTTTGGCTTAGCTGTATCTATAAAGCTGACTGTCAAGCAACCATCTGATAGATATTTTCTAAAAAGCAAGTCATCCTTATCTTTTTTGTAGTATGAAGTTGCAAAGAATCCACAATAATAATGTGTTGCGCCTTTTGGTGCGTTGGCTAGTATTTTATGTATATTCATTTCACCCCTCATAAAAAATAAAACATTTCTCTAAATCTTCAATAAAACCTGACTCAAGGTATTCTTCCCACTCTGAGCCAGTCCATACAAATGTGCCATTGTCGAAAGCAAAATACTTATCGAGCGATGGCGAGTAGTGTGTGGCTAGGTTAATCAATGCGGTGTCCTGCTGCGATTTCTGAATCGGTTGCGTGTCTATAAGGTGTCTTAATGATGCACTCTGAGTCATATACACATATCTCATTACCAATCCAAGGATATACAATTTTATCCCCCTTCTCATAAATCCCATGCTGGCGGCGGTGGTCTAAAAGTGCTTCACCAATATCAGACCAAGCTAAAGCAAAAGGACGACTTTCGTATTTTTCCTTTGCAGCCTTATACCCACCAAGTTCTTCAATTAAGTTCATTTTAATACCTCAATTAAGATATTGTATTGTGCTTGCTTTATCCTAATTTTCTGCGACAGAAATTGCACCTCTTGAAGATCACGAGCATTGCTAATCAGTGTTGATAATTCTGATATTTCTTCAGAAAGTTTATCCTTAACACTTTCTATTTCATGTTGCGTTTTCATTTCAGCACCTCACATAAAGTCATATAACGTGACATTTCAAGACGATAAGCGTTGTCATATAAATCAAACTTTTCTAAGTCATCAAACAAGTATTCTAATTTCTTGTCTGACAGCTCTTGCAAGTGACGTAATGATTGCTCTTTAAGTTCCATAATCTGCTGCTGTGTTTTCATTTTCCTTCCTTAAATTGCTGCACTGTTTTAGCTTTGTGCAAGTCAAGTAGCTTACTGCCAGTTCTATATATTGGGTCTTGAATCTTGCGGTTGTATAAGTTGCTAATAGTCACTTGTGTAACCCCTACAAGATCGGCAATATCACCTTGCTTTAATTCGTGCTTGATGATGATCTCACCGATAATTTTTCGCCAATCCATAAATTGCTCCTATTTAATAAATTTGATATTATCACAAAATAAAGTGTTGCGGTATTATTTTTATTATATATAATGATGATTCAACTAAGGGGTTTGATTATGAAGTTTTATACAGTTTGGCAAAATAATAGTGGTGGTTACTTCATTAGAAATAATGCTGTTGATGAATATGTCTGCGTTCAAGCATCATCACCGCAAGAGGCAGAGGATAAATTATCAAAGATAACTATAGATTATTCTGATTTCTGTGAGTGTTGTGGTGAGCGTTGGGGTATATGGCTTAATGATGGTGATGGTTGTGAGTTCATACATGATGGGTATGGTAACCATATTGAAGATTTAAAAGATGGTGTTTTTGTTATCTACTTTGCAAATGGAGAGAAGAAAAAGTTTAATGCATCAAGTCAAGAATATGTAAGTTTAGATAATTGGATTTAAGGGGGTTTATTATGAATGTTTTAGATGCTGAGGTTGTTGAGATAGTTAAGGTTTATCAGAGTGGTGAATACTGGTACGTTGACTATAAATACAATGTGTGGGGTTCTATTAAACAATCAACAGATAGATTTAAGTATCTTGAGGATGCTGAAAAATTTACAGTAGGCACAGTAATAAAGGTGTGATTATGAAAACCGAAAATTTATACATCGAGTGTGAGAGTTTGGAGCAGACTAATAGTGTTCTAGCTATTGGTTTAAAGCATGGATTAGTGAATAGCTATCCAGAGTATTTTATTGATGGAAAAAATGGTTCATGTGTAAGAGTTATGTGTGGTCAAATATTTACAATTGACTGGACGCCAAAAGACTTTGATCACTATTTAACATACACACAATTCATGGAGAAATACGCAATGAAAAAATTTAAAGAAGCTGTGGCAAAGGCAAAAGATAAGTTTAATGTTGATAATACTGGGTTAAGCCGCATGCTTGGCTATCATCGAGATTACATCAATGAAGCATTAAAAGATGGTCGCTCAACCAAATGGCAAGAAAAGACTATTGCTAAGATTGAGGCGTTATCTAAGGGTGTTGTATTGGATAAAATCACAGTTGAGATTGACGCTAAAGTTTCACCTGAGCTTCAAAAGATAATTGATGAAACTAAATTAGAAGTCGAGAAAGTGTCGAAAGAAAACACCCAACTAAAAAAAGACAAGGAGCAGCTTGTAATTCATAATGGTAAGTCTGAGGATTTAAACTTCAATCTTAATAAGCAGATTATTACGTTGCAGCGAGATAAAGCTGATCTTGTCAAAAAGTTATCAGATTCTCAGATAGAGAAAAATGATTTAGGTATTGAGCTTCATGATTTGAAAAAAGACAACTTAGAGAAACAAACTAAATTGATTAATTGGGAGGCTATAGATTCAAACTCAAGTGATATTATTGAATCATTAAGACAAGACAAAGACAGCCTAAAAGGTCAAATCCGTAGCCTTGAGAAAATCAATGCTCGATACAAAAATAAGTATGCTGCATCGGTGACTATTGGGTTGATGATTGCATCAGTTTTAATCTGTATTATTTTGTGGGGTGGTGTGTGAGTAATTTAATTAGTGGAAAAGAGGCATTAATAGCTTTAGCTAATGGTGAGGATGTTGAAGTTCAGTATATTGGTAAAAAGAATTGGGAGGATATTAAGCAAAAT